GGGAATCCTTTGTACTGTTTTGGACATCTGTCCCCCACTTTGTGTATTGGGTAGGCGCATATCATCTCACGTACCTTGCCGAGTAGCCTAATTGAGGCCGGAGACGATACCACCTACCCTAGTACGTATCAAGTATACGTACGGATTAGCGGGAGCGAGGCAGGATTAGCGGCCTCTCAGAGCCCTCAGGAGCCGTTTCCGGCTCGGGGGTAGGGTTAGGTCCTACCACGGGGGATTTCGCCAGGGACGGTGGCGTGTGCTCGGTCTCAGGGGGTATATCGCCCGCAGCTGGCGGCGATGTTTCCTCGCCGTCAAGAGTTTCTTCAGTTTCCGGCACCATGAGCACTTGCTCATAAATGGTGAGCGGGTCCGCGTCTTCGTCGTCGAGTTCGAAGTCATTTGCCTCCTCGAATGTATCGAGCCCGTTGGCTTCCGCTTGGATGGAGAACTCAGACCGAATAGCGGTTTGTATTTGCTCACGCAAAGTAGGCGGACGAAAGTCCTTATGAGCCAGTTCGTGAGGGATTGGATTGGGGACCTCGCCCGGATTAACGCGGTCCCTAAATACCGAGTGAAATGACAACTACATTATCCTCGATTGTTGCGGCTTACTTACGAGCCGACGTGCTGCTAAACGATGCTGGACAAATATCCAGAGCGAGTGTTGTTCCTGTTCGGAGAAGATGCGTTTTGTAGGAACGCAATCGGTGAACGAATTATTGAGTACGGGTGGCTCCTCGAATTTACGAGCCATGTGCCAGTAATCGAGAATGTTACGGAACTCGCTAGTTACATTAGAAGCTTCGCTACGATACTCAGCATATCGATCGGAGAAGCCCCAGGTGTTGTGGCCTTCGACGTCGTCGTCGGTTGCGAAGAGCTCCGCGTTCCAGATTTCCTGTTGACCAATGTGTTGGAGTTCCTTTTGGAAGAAGTCTTCCCGGTGCTGACGCAACCAATGACGGGGAACCCCGTCTTGATACATGGCCTTTGGCCTAACCGAAAGCAGAGACATCACGTAGCCGTGCTCTGTGAAGTGGCGGCGATATTTATTCGACCGCATAGCTGCGATACCGTGACCAAACAGGTCACCAACAAAGCTATCCGCGCCGCCTTGAACGTCGGGGCCGGTTTGTAAAACCTCAGAGATTGAAACTTGGACTTTGCCGCCGCCGATATACTCGGGCCGTTGGAGTCTTGCGTCCGCAGAGCGAACGCCCATGTAGCGGAGATATTCCGTGTACCGTGAACCGTATTGTGCGCGGGCTTCCGCGAACCGCTGTAGTGCGAATGCCTTTCTTACCTGGTTAATGTCAACGCCCGTGGCCTCCGAGAGGTCTGCCCACAGATTGGGGAACCCCGCATTATCGGGGTCCTCTTCGACGAGGCCCGCCTCGTCGGAGATATTCCAGCTTTGAGCATAGGTGCTGACGGCGCTTTTGCCGGTTTCGTAAGCTTCTGAGTCCGGCAGATGGTCCGGTGTTTGGTTTGTCACGCCAAAGCCGTGAACAGGTGCACGAGCACCGATCGGGAGTGTTACTGCGTCGCCTTTTTGCGCCCATGGTCGGGCGGTAGAGAAGTAATCTTTTTCCCAGGCGACGGGAAGTATTGAGGTACCTTCGAGCCCTTGTTCGGGATGTAAATCTTGGTCCCGATAGAACTCGTTATATATCATGTTATAGCAGCGTATCGGCATAGACGATACAGACTGCCCTGCGACAGTTGGAATACCTAAGTAATCCATTAAGTCGTTAGGGGTTCCGGTAGCTAACATCTTCGGAACTTGGGCAGCATCAGTGCCGAGCGGCCCACCGGTTATGAAGTCTTCCCATGAAGTACCCGGACCGACAGCGTCCCACGACAGCCGATGGGGAACGAAGAAGTGGTGAATGCGCACCGTAACGGGGTGCATTACCGGCGCTGCCAGCGGAGAAAGCCGCACCAGCGCGTTTGTGCCGTGTTGGAAAGTGTCCCCTGGCAAGACCTCGGTCAGGCCGCAGGGTACCAACTGACCCATATCACAGGTCAGGAGTTTATAGTTGCTTAGGTTGTGTTTTGTCCGTTTCACAGGCGGTACCCGACTCTACCTGGCGAGATTCTAATTCGTGAAGTAGTACCGCGACCTCTAGAGCGGCGGCGAGAACGGGACCGCAGAGAGCGGCGACCCATACGTGTCGAACGTCGACCATATCGTCTCCGAGATACGTAACGTCTTCCCCTAGGCATTAGCGATTGCTCCAGAATGTTGAGCGCTTCCGAGCGCGTACGGTTTCCTTTTTTAACCACGCCGGTATTCGGCGTTTCTTATGAGCCCATTGTGATGTTCGTTCGCCTATCCGGCGAGCCACATATTCGATTTGTGCGATTTCGTCGAGACCTAGGTCTTGATTAAGGACCTTCGTCCAAGTCCCATCGGGTAACTGGACGTCGACGTATCCAGGGCGAGTCTCACGCCCGTATTGAGTCGCGGGAAGTTGCTTCCATTCTGTTTGGAGTTGTCCGGGGAGCGGGTAAGTTTTGGCGGGTGGTGCGCCCGTCCAGGACCCGCGGATATTGAGTGCATTTTGTTCCGCTCTTTTTGTTTCACTAAGTGTTTGTGCCGCTTGCGCGTTATCGCGGTTCGCTGATGCTTTATAGCTTTCGATTTGAGCTTGCACCAGACCGCCTCGAGCTATTTGCCGTCCGGCAGCAGCGAGTCCCTCGCCTAGTTGATTGCCGGTGCGGCTTTGCCCTGGGATAAACGGTGTGGGGCTAGCCCCTGACGCTGTACCGCCCAGGGCGAATAGTGGGTGAAGGCCTGCCGCTTTCGCGTCGGCTACTTTGTGGCGGATTGATTTTTGTTGAAGGTCCTTAAACTGAGCTTTATTAAGCCGGACCATTTGAGCGTTTTGAGCCGCGGTCATTGCGCGGTCCTCGTCCGCTGAGCTTTTCCCTATCAGCGCACCGCCGATGCTGGCGGCTGCTCCGATTGCGCTTGCGATGGGAAACGCCATTATTTACATTTTTCCTTACTGGATTCGCGGCGCCGGTAAGGCCCTGGCGCGCCGCCTGAGCGGGAGACCTTGCCGATGGCTAGGAGGACCGCTTTACGCTGAGAGCGTTTTTCGCACAGTGTGCGACCAGTGTCAACTGTTTTACGCCGCGCGATGGCCGGCGCGGCTGGCACGATTCTTGCCGTGACTGGTTTTGCTACCTTTCGTAGCTGGTTTTTGACGTACGTTGAGAGCCTATTTTCAACACGGGGCATTCTGGGAGAGCGATAAATCGCGCCCGGTTGTATTGCTCTTGTACTTGTACGTCTGACAACCCTTTTTGGTTGTCTTATTGTTGGCCGATATCTGCGGCCTGTTGAGCGCGTTGAACGTCGCTTAGAGCGTGCCATGGCTATGGCGTCGTTGGAATAGTTTATCGTTTAAAATTCGTGATTTCCGTAAGTCGTCGTCGTATTCAAACCGACGCGACTGCGTGACTTCCTGGTCCGTCTCGAACTCGAGCGACGGACCTATTTCTGATTTGAAGTTTAGAGCCTCATACCGACCCCTCGCGTCGTGAGGCACGTTAAGTGCCGTCCTGATTCTGTTCATCATGTAACGGTCGAACGGCCATATCTTGCCGTCGTGCCTGAATGAGTGTGCAATGTCGCCGTGTTCGGCGAGATAGGCGGAACCGCCTTTTGTGTAGTAGTAGTCCACCAGGTGTTGAGTCATGTCCGCCCCGATGCCCGGTTTCAGCGACATGCGTGCGAACTCAGGTCGTAGATTGCCTAAGTCGCGGTGTCCTTCCGTGGTCATTTTCTTGGCGCAGTATTGCGCCGTATAAGCGAACCGTTCTGCGTTCCCTTCGGACGCATAGATGAAGCCGAGCTTCCAGGTTTTCTTTAGATAATGTTCTGCTTCTACAGCATCCACGCCGAACAGGATGGCGTGGTAATGCGGTCGCATTGTTTTGTTTCCGTATTCGCCGACTCCGTAGTAACGGACTGGCCGGTCGATACGAGTCCTGAAATTATGTTTCCAGGCGTTAAATTCGTCCGCGGAAACGCTGCCGTCTTTTGGGTGATTGGCTTCGTTGTACGTCATCGTCACGAAGCTGGAGTGGGGGTGGAGTTTTGATTCTAAAATCATCCTGCCCGTTTTCTGCCGCCGGTTGTTTATCCGGCACGGCATACACTGTCCACATGGGAATCCTTTGTACTGTTTTGGACATCTGTCCCCCACTTTGTGTATTGGGTAGGCGCATATCATCTCACGTACCTTG